GAATGTGACAGCCCAGATATTTTGGTGTAAGGCCAAGATGAATTGGGTTGAGAAGGCTGAGGTAGTAAGTGAGGGTAGTAAGTTGATACCGAGTATTACTGTTCAGGTGGCTACTGTTGGGAGTGAGAGTACTCCGAAATTGGTAGGGGTGAAGAGTGGCTAGAGTTTGGGGGGAGAGGAATAGAAAGAAGAAGGTCAAGTATGCTGATGTGACTTTTGAGTTACATGAGCAGCAGGGCAAGGTGCTTAATAGTAAGGCTACCGAAATCTTATTTGGTGGAGCTGCTTCTGGGGGGAAAAGTCATTTAGCTAGGGTGTTGGCTATTTTGTGGGCGTTAGAAGTCCCTGGACTACAGATTTATTTCTTTAGACGATTGTATGATGATTTGATTAAGAATCATGTGGAAGGGCCAACTGGGTTTAGGGCTATGTTGTCTCCTTGGTTAAATGGAAAGCACCCTGATAGTCCTTTATTGGCTCACAGACTAGCGGAAATGGTAGAGGGAGAGATTCGGTTTTGGAATGGGAGTAAGATTTTCTTATGTCACTTACAACATCAAAAAGACATTACTAAGTACTATGGTGTTGAGATTCATGCTGCATTTATAGAAGAAGCTACTCAGTTTAGTGAGTTTATGATTAGGTTTTTAAGGTCTCGATTAAGAATACCTAAAGCGTTAAAGATTCCTGATAAGTTTAGAAAGCCTATAGAGGAGTGGCACGATCCTACTGAGCCTGATTATTACTTTCCTAGAATAGTTTACACGAGTAATCCTGGTGGTATTGGTCATAGCTATATTAAGAAGGGCTTTTTAAATGATGTTAAGCCGTATGAGTATCATAAAGCTCCACAAGGCGATGGTGGTCATACCAGGCAGTATATTCCTGCTAGGGTAGACCATAATCCGAGCGTGAACAGAGAAGAAGTAAAAGCTAACTTGGCTGGCTTACCTCCTAATCTTGTTGATGCTTTATTAAACGGTAATTGGAACGCCGTAATTGGGGCTTATTTTCCAGAAGTGGACATGGGAACTCATCTTTTAAAGCCTTTTCCTATTCCTCAGCATTGGACTCGGATTATGGCTCTGGACTGGGGGGCGTGCGGAGAGGGAGATCCATTTGCTCTAGGGTGGTTTGCTATTTCTGATGGCTGTATTCCTCTTTATCCTAGAGGAACTGCGATTTGTTACAGAGTTTGGTACGGAAAGGGATTACCGAAAACTACTGTGGATAATGTTTGTGCTGGAATTAGGGAAAGAGAGAGAGGAGATCCTCCTGTCTTATTAAGAGTTGCTGGTGGTGATATTTTAGAGCAAAGAGGTAGCGGGCCTAGCATCTTTGAGATTTTTAATAGTCATGGAATACACTTCTCAAGAGCTGATATGAGAAGGGTTAGCGGTTGGCAACAAATGAGAGAGCGTATTGTTGGAAAAGATGGTCTTCCAAGATTGTACTGGTTTGATATGTATGCTTCTGAGGTAGAAACTATCTGTACTTTACAACATGATTTAAACGATCCGAATGATTGTGCTCCAGGAGAGGATCATCTAGCGGATATGACTAGGTACTTCTGTATGGCACGACCTTGGATACATGAGCTTCCTAAAGAAAGGCTTACTATGGAACAGAAATTCCAAGCACCGAGTATTAATAAACTTTGGGCAATAAGAGATCAAAGTATAAAGTTAAGGAATCATTAATATGGCAGAAGAAACTATCGGCACTAGTGGCGGACAAGAAGAAACACTAGAAAAATACAGAACTAGCGAGAAATTCTTTCTTAGGTGGTGGAGAGAAATTAGCTTGGTTAAAGAAGGGAAAGCTCAGAAGGCATTTGAGAAAAATGGAGAGAAGATTGTTAAGAGTTATAGAAACGCTGAAACCTTAGAAGGTGGAAAGAGCGAGAATGTTTCTAAAGTCATGCACAACGTGCTGTGGAGTAATGTTCAGATTCAAAAGCCATTGCTTTACGCTAGAACTCCTAAAGTCGTAGCAGAAAGAAGATTCAAAGATAATGATCCTATAGGAAGGCTCGCTTCTATCTGCGTAGAAAGAGCAACCCAGTTTGTAATCTCAGTTCAAGAAGAAAGATTCGATTATACTATGAAATCTGCTGTGGAAGATAGATTGCTTCCAGGTAGAGGACAAGTCTGGATAAGGTATGAGCCTGTTTTTGAGAATATGAAAGATGAGAATGGGGAAGTTATTATTGATGAGAATGACGAACCACAAAAGATGATAAAGCCTAACTCAGAAATGGTTTATGTAGATTATATTTTCTGGCAGGATTATTTTCACTCTCAAAGCAGAAACCCATACGATGATCGGTGGAGAGCTAAAAGAACTTACATGACAAGGTCTGAATTAATAGAAAGATTCGGGGCTATTGGAAAACAGGTGAGCTTAAAAGCGGATAAGAGGAATAAATTAAATGACCAAGAACAAGAAATGCTCTCCCAAGCTGAAGTCTGGGAAATTGAAGATAAAAAAGCAAAACTTCGTATTTGGATCTCTGAAGGGTATAAAGATTCCGCTCTTGATGTCCAAGAAGATTCATTAAAACTAAATGATTTCTTTTCATCTCCTTGTCCTTTATTGGCTACCACTACAACCGATTCTAGCTACCCTACTCCTGATTATAAGATTTATGAAAGACTAGCTACTGAGGCTGATTACGTTACTAAAAGAATATCTAGTATTTCAGAATGTATTCGTTTAGTCGGAGCTACTGCTGCTCAGTATTCTAGTGATGTTAAGAATATGCTTGAGCTACAAGATGGACAACTCTGGCCGATTGATGCCTGGGCTACATTCACAGAACGAGGTGGCTTTAAAGGTGTTATTGATTGGATGCCGTTCGATTCTTGCGTAGCTGCATTGCAGCCTCTTAGTTCTTACCTTGAGAGCTTACTCGATAAGATTGATTTAATAACTGGTATTCCTGACTTCGCTAGAGGAATGACAGATTCCAGAGATACGGCTGAAGCTCAACAAAGAAAATCACAATGGGTGCAGCTTAAAGCTCAGGAAAAACAATCTGATGTTCAAAGATTTTGTAAAGAAGTAATTTCTAAAATGGCAGAGATTATCTTTGAGCCTGGACTATTCTCAGATGAAACAATCTCTTTAATGATTGGGCTTAATCAAATGCCTCCTGAAGAACAAGAATTGTACATGCCAGCCTTGCAGTTACTAAGAGATGATAAGCTAAGAACATTCAGAGTTTCTATTGAAACCGATTCTACTATTGCCTCAAATGAGGAAGAAGTTAGTGCAATGTGGATGCAGTATGTTCAATCCATAACAACTCTAATGGGAAGTATTCAAAACGTAGCTCAATTCAGGCCTGAGCTAATGGGGCCAATGGTGCAGACTGCATTAGCTGCTGCTAGGTCTTTAAGAACAGGCAGAACAGTTGAAGGTGCTTGGCAAAAGGCTATGGATGATATTGAAGCTGCTGATAGGCAAGCTAGAGAGAATCCTCCAGAACCACCTCCTAATCCTGAAATGATGAAAGTACAAATATCCCAACAGGAAGTCGAAATAAAGAAACAAGAGGCAGAGTTTGACCAGTGGTTTAGACCTCAAGAATTACAAAGCCAGAATCAAGTTCACCAAATGAAAATGGAAATGGAAACTCAAAAACTTCAGATTAAAGGCATGGAGGCAATGAGTAAAGGCGAGATGGATAAAATGATGTATGACCTAGATACTTTCAAAGAGCAATTTAAACAACAAATTAGTAATCAAGAAATGGAACTTCTTAAGTTCAAAACTGTTCTTGATGAAAAGGAAAAGCTCTTAAATGGTAGTAGGTTAGATAGAGAGCAGGATATTGAAAGAATAAGAATGCTAAATGAGCAGATTCAGGCAGCTTCAGAAGGTGGTGATAGTGGCGTTGGAAAGAGTAGGTCCAGTGTTGGAATTCCGAACATTCATATTTATAACTCAGGAGGGTCTAAAGAAGTTGCTATGAAGCGATCATCTAATGGGGATTTAATAGGAAGAGTAACTGACGTAGGGGATGGTCCAGTAAATGGCTGATAATCAAATAATATCCAATTCCTATCTTTCTAATAATCCTGATATTAGACCTAGAGCTATTGAGAAAACTACAGCTCCTGCTGTTGTTGCTACTCTTACTCAAATAGTCGGAATAGATATTGGGGGAACAGGAGCAGAGAGTTTAGTTACTTCTCTTAATCCTCTACCAATTAGTGGAAGTTTCTCTTTGCCAGTCGGAGCTTCCACAGAAGCTAAACAAGACACTGGGAATACCTCCCTAGCCACTATTGCAGCTAAGGATTTTGCAACTCAGACAACCTTGGCCTCCTTGCTTATTGAGCTACAATTAAAAGCAGACTTGTCAGAAACTCAGCCAGTCTCACTTGCAGGATTTACTACTCTAACAGAAGGCGAGAAGAATCTTGCAGCAGCAGCAACACCTGAAGCAATCGGATCGGGTGCGATTAAGAAGATTATTATTACTGCTAAAGAAGCAAACACAGGAACTATCTGGGTTAAATCTACAGTGACAAATAATACTTTAGGCAGACCACTATTGCCTTTGCAAGCTGAAACTTTGGAAATTTCTAATCTTAATTTAATCTTTTTAAAAGCGACGGTTAATGGAGAAGGTGTCACATTTTTGGCGTTTAGCTAGTTTATTTATTCTTGCGTGTGCTCTGCCTGTTTTTGCAGC